CTCTGTTGTTTAAATAATGTGAGTTACCTCCAAATCTTGTAGGGTATCGCTGCCGAATCTAAAATGTCTTCGACCAATCTCAGGTCGAACATATTAATAACGATTTCTAATTTATCGGGATTTGGCACAACATCTCGTACATTCTCTTCCATTATAAATTCTAATGCGTCCTCGTAATCCTCGACTGTTTCAAAAAGAATGTACTCTTTCATATACATATCTCTGTTGTTTAAATGCGTTTCAACCAACTTGCTAATTCAGGGAAATTGCGTTCAGCTACAATAATGGCAAGTTCAATTGCAACTGCTGGGTCGAAATCAAAACTACTGCCTGGTGTCAAATCGTAATAAACGCCACTCATAACACGGTCAACGTGCGCATCAATTTGCCCAAACTTCTGAATCATTGCCCGATTCTCTGAATGGTAATTCATATCCTCTAGTGCCATATACGCATAGCCTAATGCAAACATTTCTGCATTTGACATATCGCTAATATCCTGCGCTATTGCTTCTGCTACCTCGTAAGGCGTGTTCCCAAATACTCCCATATCTCTGTTGTTTAGTAACCACGCGCAACCTCAAAGGCTTCGGTGACAAGAAAGTATATTTCATCCATTGCTTCTGCATCACCTTCACCCAAACGTTGGTATTTATCAATTACCTGTATGCATTCAGCTATTGCTGCTAAAACTTTTACTGGTGCTTTTTCTCTCATATCTCTGTTGTTTAAATGATTGCTACTCGGTAGTCTACGTCTAGGTCGTTTGCAATGTGTTCTATGACATCTTCGTAATAACCTCCTGTCCAACGACCTGCTTCGCTTTCGCTTACTTCTACAATGTCACCATAATCATCGATATTAAGGTAAGTATCTACCATACCCTCGGTAACGCCTAACACCATCGCTGCCTCGTAGATACGATTCTCAATTTCTGAGAACGAATCGCCGCCTGTTTCGATTTCTAGAATCATATCTCTGTTGTTTTGTGCAAATATATGTACTTTTACATAAAATCCTAGTACCTATGATTTGCCCTTCATTCATAAATATACCAATCCTTAAAGGTGTAACCTTTTTTCTAGACTCGATTGGAAGTGCATCTGTCCTTGTAGCTGGCTCTGAACTACGTATGCTTGCGCTGGTGTACCTAAATCTAATTGTCGCCCACCTGCTCCTTGAGGCACTAGAGCGTTGGTAGAACCACCTCTTGCTCCACCGCCTCGACTGCCAGTAGGTGCGCTTGCTCCTGCTTGCTGAAGGATAGAACGTACTTGTGCAAACGAACTTAAGGCAATACCTACCATTTGAGCGATAAACAAAGGTGCTGTAAATGGTGCTGCTGCACCCGTTTGTGCTGCTGCTTTTAATGCTCCCGTAATAGCTGACTGTACTGCTTGAGCTTGACTCAACAACACGCTTGTGACCGCAAAGGCTTTTTGGGCGTTTGTCCCTTCTTCGCTCAATCGCTCCAGTTGCGTGCTGATGTTTTCTGCTGCACGGAAATTAGAGTTTCTCGCTTGAGCAATTAAATCCAGTAGTCGTAACTCGTCCCGCAATTCTTTATCTCTCGCTGCTTCTTCTGCCAACTGATTTGCTAAACGCTGTGCGTCCATCTCGGCATACATAGCTTCGTCCGCTTCTTTCTGTCTACGGTTGCGCTCTTCTAATGCTTGGTCACGGCGAAACTGAGCCATCAACTCATTATTAGCTTCACGCTCAAATGCCTCGTCATCTGCCTCCTCCATCTGTTGCATCTGGAATTCCCAGTCCTTGCCGTACTTCAATCGTGCGGCTTCAAGCAATCGCAGACGTTCTTGTTCCGCTGCTTGTCGGTCTAATTCGGCAGTGGTTTCCGCTTCTAACGCTAATCGGTCTTTTTGCAGTTGTTGGTAATCTGCAATCAAAGCGTTCATCTGCGCTTGAATACCTGCGCGTTTTTCTTCTAACGCTCCTGCTGCGCCACCACGCCTAAACATATCTTGTCCAGCACGCTGCCACCAACTGCCTTCTGCTTCGTTGTTTTCGATGCGCAAATCGGCTATCTGATTCAGCAATGTCTGTTCCTCATTCTGAATCCTAACTAAATCTAACTGGCGTTCAATAGCCTTGTTAAATCGTTCTAATCCGTCGGCTGATTCAATATCTAGGTCACGTACTTCGCGCAGTGACGTAGCAAGGTTGCTTAACGCTTCGCTACGCAAATTGGTTTTTTCCGCAGTGTCATTGACAATTCGAATGTATTCCGAGTTGCGAGTGTTGTATTCTTCCAGGGCTTTTGTGCCTGCATTGATTCTTTCATTGTATCGTTCCTGTTCCTTTGTAACACCGCTAATCAATCGCGAGATGTCGTCCCAACGGTCAATAAGCGTTTCAAGTGCAATGATGAGCAAACCGATTCCAAGACCAGCAAATGCGCCTTTTAAAAACTTGAGTCCTTTTGATAAACGCCCTACAGCACGCGAAGTGCTTTCGAACTTTCGAATCATCATTTGGACGTTCCGAGGCAACAAGCCAGTAAACAACTTGGCAAAACCTCCCCAATCTTTGGATGCATCTTTTCCGCCTTCCCCTACCTTTTTACGCAGGTCGTCTACCGAATCACCAAACTTCTTTACGTCCTCAATTGCTTCTTTTACTTCCGCCTTTACCTTGGTCTCAATTACTGCTGTCTTAGCCATTATAGATTGCTAGTTTTAGTTTACGCCAGAACTTACCGTCCAAAGCATACCTGCCGTACCATTGCTTGTACAGTGGGCTACCTTTATATATACGCTGGTTCATCAAAAAAATGGTAGGCGTAATGCCTCGACCTACGTTATTCATAAATGTGTCCATCACAGTAAATTGATTGCGTTCATAGCCGTGACCTTGGCATTCACATACCACGTCAAGGTGTGGTTATTTTGTCCCGATACTTGCAGGCGCATAATCGTAGGAGAAGTAGCCCCACCTGAAAAAATCCATTGCAAACCGTGGACGTGATTGTGGTCAGACTGCGAGCTTAACGTAACGAAATTACCCACGGCTCTACTAGTGCCTGCTATTGACTTGACTGCCGTAGTAGCTTTAATGTAGTCTATGTCACCTACTGTCCCTGAAGTGCCTCCCGTCTGAATTACTAAAACGTCTAGCTCGACACCATAAAAAGTGTTAGGCTCTAAAGGTATGTCATAACCACCGCCAATGATTTTAAGCGTTACATACGTGTTGCTGGTAGTTTCGCCTTCCATAGCGAACATAGCTTGCGTAGCTGTAAACGTACTGGCGTTGTAACTCTTGTTAAAGGAGTTTGGAATAGGCAGTGGCGTGTCGGTAGCACCTCCGTCTAAGGTGTACGCAGACTCAAAGCTGGGGACGGTAGGGTTACCACCTATCGTACCGCCTGATGCTATGTAGTGGCATTTGCTTGTCGCCGTATTCCATTTGTAGCCAAATAGCTCACAGCATCCTTTATTGCCGTCACTCGTACTTCCCGTCAAGGAATCAGTAAAGGTGATTGTTCCGTTGGCGTTGTAATCCTTTGGATAATACCTGCATTCCCAATCGCCTTTGTCGATGACCTTGAGTAACCTTGCCTTACACGGCTGGCTGCCATTGACTACGTAATTGCTGATGCTTATAATGCGCCAGTAGGAATCCTCAATCCATATATTGTCGTTATGCCGCATATCTCGCACGTCCTGGGGCGTGAGATAAACAGAGCATTCCATCAATCGCGCATCGTCGCTATAAATCTCGTTAATGTACTTCGCCCAGTATTTACGGAACATAAAGTAAAACGGAATTCCATCTACAAGTGGGTGAGAATCATCATCTGGATAGTCGTATCCCCAATTTAAATGCACCGTAGTTGAATCGACAGGCAACGTACTGTACGGACTAAACAATGGATACTGCGTAACCGATGTTGTGTCAACAATAAAATCGTAACCGTTATCTATATTTTTTAATCCGTTGTAGTACGCTAATATCGGTTTGTTGCTGATGTTTTGCGCTCCGTTTTCCGAATTAAGCCACTGGCGACTAACCAGCACGTTCGGTACTAGGGTTTCTTCCGTTTGCGAGTTTTTACGAATTGCCTGACTACGAAACGGAACAAATGTTCCGCCAATAGTTTCTTCATCAACCGCAAAATCATTGTCGTTTTCATATGTGTATTTTCCTTTGACCCAACCCCAGTTACGTTGCCACCATTCGTTACGATGGTCTTCACCTTCGTGGTCTTCGAAGATGATTCGCTTGCTCTGTAACTCGGTCGTGGGTTTTATTACCTTGTCTTTGCTTAAATCTAGCTTTGCTGTCCAGTCCTTTTCCTCTCCATTACTGAAGTACGTAAGGGCTGTACTCACATTGATGCGTGTAGGCGTATCGTTGTTGTATTGAAGGATGATATTGAATTTGTCAATGATAGCTTTTAACCATTTGTCCAAAGTCATATCAGGCATATTAGCTGCCATATCGACAATTGCTCCCGTTGGGTTTTGCGTATTGTATTGTGGCACGCTAATAAAGGAATCGCCTATAACCAATGATGGGTGAACCTCAACCGTCGCAGAACAGTTCGCACCTACATTGACTGTTACACTATCACCTGATGTGACGTTCATCACAAAAGTTTGCGTATAGACATAGCCAGAGTTAGCAGACGCTGGGACAATCACCTGGTCGTTAAAAGTCTCCGTAGGGCTTTCGATGTTTACGTTTAAATAGTAATCTGCTCCCGCCGTGGTTCGAGTCACGAGTTGAATGAAGAAAGTAAACGTCCCTGTGAATGGGGCTACAAATAATCCACTTTGAAACAAATTGTCTGGGTCAAAATACGCCCCTGTTTCATAAATAAATTGTAGGGTTGTAGTCGTTTGGCTATTGGCAGGAATAGTCAGCAAACTATTGAGACGCACCTTAGCACCGTACATAGGTCGTACTGCTACCGACTTCTGCTCTGTTGCCGTCAACATATACAACTTCCTCCAGCGAACAGATTTTAATTCTGAATCCACAAATGATGTGTACCCAGCGTAATTGAGTATTTGGTTAAACAGGTATTCAACTTTAATAGCTGGTTTCAAATGACTAGGTTGAATGACCCAGTTGTTGTTCAATCCACTAAAAGGAAAGTCGCCTGCTAGATACCATCCAAACGGGTAATGCCCGTGGTCTACCAAAGGATAAACTACCGTAGCATTGCCCACACTTCCGTTTGTAATATCGTTCGTCTCTGTCCACGAGTCGATAATGTTGGTGGCAGTCAAGGCGTGGTCAGTATCCGTGCCTATGAAATCAAACAAATCGCTAAATGACTTCCCGCGTATTGCTCGAAACAAATCGGCAGTAATGCCCATTATGTTGACGCTATACGCATCGTCGTTTACTTCATTCAATTGAAGTACACCACTCAATACCAAGATACCATCATCCAGCACCTCGACTATGGTATCGCTATATGCTGACCAGGTAGATGTCGAGATATTGACGTTGTGATAATGCTCAAAGAATTGGTTGTTCTTCTTTGTGCGTGGGCAATTAAACGAAAGGCTGTGCGGGCTACTACGCTCACTGAGCTTTGTATTGTTTTGAATCTCAAAGTTGAGTTCTACCCGTGGGTCTTGTAGGTCGAGGCTGACCTGCTGTACATCGTCTTGAACTTTTACCAGTACCTCTGTCATATCGTGACTTTGTATCGTGATTCTTCAATCGTAACCGTATAGACGATGCCTTTATCGTTTACGCTCGTCTTAAAGTCGATGCCTGTATCCGTGACTACGCATCCACGCCAGACGTTGTTGTAATTCCACAAAACCATTGGACTGTTCATTATGCTGTCGACGACAAAGTTGAAGTCTTCGTCTTCTGGGTCTGTGTTCAACACCCACTCGTTAGTGGTTCGGACGTTGCTTACTTTCAGTCCACCTTCATAAGGCAACACAGCAAAATTGGTAGTGCTTCCGTCCGCTACGTAACTATTGCCTCCTACCTCTCGGTATGTGCTGCGCTGTATCTTTTCGCTGTGCGTGTTCTTCGAGTAGAAGGTGTAGTAATCCCAACCTCCCAACTCATTCCACCAAGCCAAACGAATAGCCGTGTATTTGCACGCGGGCTTGCGAGTCACCTTGTACTCTATGCTGGTTTCGTTTCCAGATAACGTAGTGCTGCTTGCCGCCTGTACGGTATAGTGAGTCCAGCCGACGTTACCTGTATCGCTAGGTTGTAAAGTAGTAACAGAAGTTTGCGCTTCTAGGTTAGCAGGATAGATACCAAACCATATCAAAAAATTCGATGAGGTCGTAACTACGCTCGGCACATATGGAGATGTAAAGTAGCCTGAATTAAGGGCGGTAGTGCCATCGTAATACTTGACGTGTATGTACGCTGGGTTCGATGACCAAGGCGCACTTGTAGTGCCGTTAATTAAGCCTACGATGCCTTCGTCGGTCGGTTGGGCAACCAACTTCTGAGGCTGGTATACAGACAAGAATTTTTTGGTGCTGCCGTCCAACACATACGTGGCGTAATTCGTACTGTCATAAGCGTTGTACACTGGCGTGAATGTCCCGTTCACTACATACGTCACATCGGTAACTCCAGCACCTGGATATTCTACTGGCGTGTCCGATGTCGTGGTAGCGTACTCGTAGTAGAACTTGCACGTAAACTTGTTCATCGCATCTACGTTTCCAGAAAACTCTGCGAGGTCGTGTTTATTCTGGTCTTGCTGTTGGTAAGCGTGAATGACTCCCGACACATCAAACACCCCACAATCAGCGGAGTTTGGTAATTGCTTCAGCTTCGCTACGATAGTTGACTCACGAGTAATTTCGCAGATGTATCGAAACTTGGCGTTAGAAGGCAGACCAGTGTTTTCAAATACTACGTATACGATTCGGTCTGCTGAACCGAGCAAATCTGGTGTGGGTGCTTGGGTAATGCTAATAGCCATTACAGTGTGATTACGATTTCAAAGTTGGTGGGCAGTTCTTTATTGTAAAAGTGCCAGATGTCTGAAGCCATAGCTTCTTCAATTTTGCTCTTGTACTTTTTAAACAATATACGCATTGTAGGACGTATAAATGGAGTTGGTTTGATGCCGTGACGATACACGTTGATGGCAATCTTTCGTACTAATTCCTTACGAGGGATAAACCGTCCCTTGGCATCTCGCACGGCTTTGATAGGTTTAACCACCGTCCAGCGGTCAATGGCTGGCACTAGCTTTCCTTTCTCTCCCGTGCCTGACCCAAATTTAAATGGGCTGTCTGGTGCTTTCTTTTCAGACACAGCACCACGAACACCTGACTCTACAAAATCCCAATACGGTGCGCCTTCAAAATCGAAACTCAAAACGAATTGTTTGTCGTCAATCTGAAAGCTATGATTCATCGACTTGCTCAAATTCCCTGAAGCGTTTTTGTCTTCTTCTTCGAGGATGAACCGTGCTTGCTTTATGACTGCGTTGGCATAGTTCTCGAACTCTTTTTGAGTTCGGTACATTTCCAATTTCTTAGTTTCACCGCCGATGTCTAGGAGATACTTAATAGAGGGCATTACACAAGTTAGTTGGGCTTGGTACTTTGATGGTAAACGAAGCAGACCATCCCGTAAGGCTGTTTGTCAACTTAGCTGTAAACGGCTCACACGACACAGGCATCTCAAATGACCAGTCCGAAGGCGTAAAATTGTTCTGACCTGACGAAGCGAGATGAAACTCAGCGATGACATCTTGCATAATGCCCAGCGTCTCAGAATAGATTTGCGTTACAAAGTCGCGTTGGTTTTCAAATACCACGGTAGCTACAAATACCTCGTATGTAAATTCGGTATGCGTCCCCTGTACGCTGGCTTCCGTGACCTGAGCATACAACAAAGGAAACTGGTCAATCGTAATCTGGTCGATGTCTACCTCATCCACGGAATGCGTGTAGAACGATTTGAGTTGCTGGTGGTTGGTAACGATGGTTTGAAATACGTCGTTAACGTCGTTTACGGTCTGCATTGATATTTATTTTCTGAGACAAGTTGAGGTCTTTTTCATAAGCCAAGAAGGTAAAGGCTTCCTCTACCAATATACGTGTGACTCCTTCCATTCTTAATATATCGCCGTCAGCAAGTTGGTAGATGATTGCGTACCATCCCCACTTTTGACTCATCTTGTCTTGCTCTCCACTGCTGGTGAATAACGCTCTAAAGCGTTTGCTAATAGAATCTCGATACGATAAAAAAAAACCACCGCACCGATTGCTACGTCCATCGGGCATTCGCTCATTGCATCTATTTTTATCTTGCTGGGGCTGTACGCTTCGATTTCGTACAACTGTGCTTTCTTGGCAATCACAGGTCGGTACAAAACTGCCATCACTTCTTGCAAGTTTTCATACATACCTTTCTCTAAGTACGTTTCTAAATCGGCAAACTCACCTACCGTCAATTCCTGCATATTCGGAATAAACCCATACTCTACACCGTGTAGCATAAAGGTTTGTTTCAAAGGAAACTCGTGTACTTGTGGTTCTTGGAACAGCCAAAACAAATCCTTCGTGAGCTTGGCAACATCTTCTACGTGCATCCGTTCCACGAGGTCTGCTTCTGCACCGCACAAAACTTCCAGCACGTCCGTAATAGTCTTCTTGTTTCGCTGCCCGTCCTTCCATCGCTTCATCATCTCTTTGTATTGAAAGATGGTAATGTCTGCGTAGCTCTCTGGAATTGTAATGCGTACCTTCATTGGATAAAGTATTTGCCCGTTCTACGAAGCAGTTTATTAAGACAAACATACCGCACTGCGTCGATACAGTGATTCCATTCGTCTTTGGGTTGATTCAGCACCTTGCCGTTTTTGTCGGTCATCCACTTGTAGTTGCGGAATTCTTTTTGAGCATTGGTACTCGTGTCTTTGATGTACAACTTGTACCTACGCATCAGGTCAATACCAATCCTCACGCTGTCTGCTCCTTTCTTGGCTGGTTTGATGTTAAAGTTCATACGGTGAATCTCCTCGATACTCTTCGGCTCACTGCTGTCTGCTATGATTTCTTCGTGCCTTGTAATGCCAAAATCCTTGAGCTTATCGCCTATGTCGCTGTTCGTTAATCCACCGCTGTACAGTACCTCTTCAATATACAGAGCGTGGTCGTGTTCATAGACTTTGACTAAAGCCGTCGGGTCATTGGCGTATCCCCAGTCCAATCCCCAAGCCAAGAACTTTGCTCGTTCTGGCAGCTCGCTGTACACGTCAGACCTAAAGATAGTCTCTCGGCTAATTCCGCGCTCACCTAGACCATAAACCGTCCAGTAGTACTCGTCGGTATCTCTGAGCCTTTCAATCTCGTCTATGGTCTCCTGATTAAGAAACGGGTTGTCTAAATATGTAGACTTGTAAAAAGAAGCATCGTCGCGTGGAATTACGTGGTCATATATCCAGTGGTATTCATCGGACGGGTTGTAGTCCAGAATCATAGAAATGCCTTGGAAGTCATTGGAGGTACGCAAAGCTAACTGCCTGTACGATTCGAGGTCTAGCTCGTTGGCTTCGTTGATAAAACAGAACTGTCGTTTCGCTCCTCGTATCTTTTGAGGCTGGTCAATGGAAATAAACTCCCACGTATTTCCAAATAGGCTGTACGTGTTCTCTGTCTTGTTGTGGTTGCGTTCGTCGTACCAATCCTCTCTGTCTAAGATGAAGAAGAAGTCCCGCATCACAGACGCACGCAAAGAGGGAAATGACTTGCGTACTACGGTGATGAGGTAACCTGCGTTTGGATTGCGATAGCACCACTCGCACAGCAGTGTAATAGTTGAGAAAGTCTTGCCACTACGAGTGCCACCTTGCAGTACAGCAATCCTCGTCTTGCAATGCAATAAATCGTAATATGCTTTGGCTTGACGCATCTAAACAAAAATAGGGCTTGCGCCCTACTTTCTTACTTTGCTACGTGTAACACTACTTTAAAAACGTGCGTGGTATTTAATTGTGCCACTGGTATAAAGTGTTTTTCCGCCGCCACAACTAGTATATTTTCTTCACCAAAGTTGTGTTGCAACTGCGCTGTTAATTCCTCACGGTCATCTTTGCTCAATCGTTCACAAAAGAACGCCTCAAATTGACGTTCGTTTGGTTTATCTGTCACCTGCATTAATACGTTTGGATGACGCAGGTCGCAGGCTTGACGTGCAGTTGTTGCAATGTCTTCTTCGAACATTTCTTTAATGTCCTCGTTGCTAAAAACCGATAAAAAGTTTGTGGTGTTTTTGTCGTCCATCTTCTTTGCAAATGTTTTCATTTTCGTTTGGTGTTTAAATCTGTACAAATATACACATCTTCCACAAACAAGCAAACATTCTACATATTTTTTTAATCAATCAACTTTGACTTACCGTCGTGGTCTTCACGTTCCAGCACCTCATCAAACCAAGATGGTGGCTTTACTGCTTCGTCAAACTTAATCTCGGTCTCTTGTTGCTTAGGCATAAAGTATGGCATCAGACTACTCAGAGCTTTGAGGTATTTCTCGTCGCTGTTCTCTCGCAAGACGGCAAGTGAATCTTGGATGTTTTCCATCTCGCCTTCCATTACCTGCACAAACAACTCACGAGCCGCTGACCCTACTTTGTCTTTAGAACCCTTGGGTCGTCCAGTTGGATTTCCGCTTTTTCCTTTTACAAATGTCATTTGCTTGTTTTTGCTTGTTCTTTACAACTCAATTTGACTTTTGAGGTATTCGATAATGGCATCCGTCTTTTGCTTGTAGAAGGTCTTGAACTCCCCTCGTTTACCTTGTGACTCCCACACCTTGTATATGACATTACGTAGCCTCTGGCTTTGCGTCTTTGGTTGGTCGTATAGGTCGAGGTCAATTGATTCTAACTCTTCTAGTTCGGATTCCTCCATCGTCTCCCCTGCTTTGAAATATAAGATTCCATAAGTGTCGGTCAGTTCGTCGATGGTCATCACTTCGCTACTCGTCTTTTCTTGAGTTACAAAGCGTAGGCTTACCGTCTTGTCTTTCCGTCGTTGGTAGCCATCGAGGATGCCAGCCGTTATGATTCGCACGA